GAAACACGAATTTGTTATCCGTGAAAAAGGCGAATTAAAAACGTACACACGTTGGGAAGATTTGCCCGAATCGTTTGAGTATGTGATCAGATTCAATCCACATATGCCTCCACCACCACATACAGATGAGGAGCACCATGAGATTGAATCTTGGCAGTCTCGATTTAAAGAGTTGTTGACTAGACAAAAAGGTCTATAATGTTTGGCCTTGCAGGTATTCAGAATGGTGCATATGGTAGACAGTATGTTGCATTTACTGATACCATAACATTAGTAACAACCACGGGAGCAACGGTAATATCTTTTGATGGTGTTACTGTTGAAGGTAGGTTGATTACTAATGTTGCAGTATCAAACACAAGTACGGTGCCAGAAGGGCTAGGTAATCAGATAACGACTTATACAATTAATGGTACGTATGGTGATGATTTAGCGGTGGATGATCTTTACAAAACAGTTAAAGTTGTGGATGGTATTGTAACTGCACAGACAAGTTATACAACATATTCAACGTTAATAGCAGACAGAAGTAACTGGACAACGGTGCAGTATTTTAGACCCGATCCATCAAGAGAAAAGATTGTACGATATACCTTTACAGTAAATGCATTGCCGCAAATATTTGAGCATCCAGTAAATCTAGTTCCAACTAGACATTTTACTAGATTGCAAAATATTATTGATTCAACCGTTACGAATAGAGTGGTACATTTATACCCATCATTATCACAGATTACTGTTGATTACCTTGAGAAGGCAAATGGTGGTTCGGGTTACACGAATGGTTACATAACATTTTCTGGCACAGGAACTCAAGCAAATGCATATGTCGAAGTCTTTAGTGGAAACGGTGCAGTTCGTACAATTACATTGAATTCAAATGGTAATTATACAACGACTCCAACTGCGGATATGCCTTTTGGTGTTGCTAATGTAACTTGGACAAATGGTGGTAGCACGTATGGTAATGGATTTTTAAACTTCAGTACAACGGGCGCCACGATAAGTTCAGCAAATGGGGTAGTTGAAGTGTTTGCTGGTAATGGAGCAATTTATAAGATTACGATTGTATCAAATGGAATTTATACTTCCACAATCACCGCAACACCGAACACCGCAGGTAATGGAGGTGCAGTAATTGTAGTTAATCGTGCAAACACATATATGGGTAATGGTGGAGCATTAATAAGAACGAACACGTATAGTACCAGCACATACACCGTTAATGTAAATGCTACTCCATCAAACACAACAACGACTTATACAACATATGGACAATAGGAGAAACTATGTCAGCAGTATGTAGAATTGGAGATATAGACTTAACTCATTGCTCAACGCCAGCAAGAGCAGCAGGTTCTCCAAATGTTTTTGTAAACGGCATTCCTTGGAGTAGACAGGGAGACATTAATACTCCTCATCTTATTCCTGGTGATAGTCCCTGTTATGTTCACTCCGCTAATATTTCTGTGGGTTCTGTAACTGTTAGGGTTAACGGATTTGGGGCCGGAAGAGTTGGAGATGTGATAGGTGGATGTACCGCAGTTGCTTCTGGATCACCAAATGTTTTCGCTGGAGGTTGAATAAATAAACGATGTCAACTACTATCTCATCAATTAATCCAAATATAAGTTCCACAAGAACTTATAAAGATTTGGATTTAAACTTTACAATTCATCCAATTAAAAAAGATATCAACAAAAAAATAGGTGAATATGCAATTATAAATTCAGTTAAAAACTTGGTTTCAACCAACTTTTATGAGCGTCCGTTTAGACCGCAGATAGGTTCTGGAGTGCGTAGTCTACTATTTGAATTGGTAGATACTGTTGTTGCTGCTCAAATAGAAAGAGCAATTTCAGAAGTTCTTGAGAATTTTGAACCTAGAGTTAGGGTGACTAGGGTGGTAGCATCTCCATCTCCAGATGAAAACCTATACAATATAAGAATGGATTTTTTTATAATCAATAATCCTAATCCTATTAGCATTGATTTTTTCCTAGAAAGAATTAGATAAAAATGGCAAATCGTTTAAGAGTCACCGAACTTGATTTTGATAGTATAAAACAAAATTTAAAAACATTTCTGAATCAACAGTCTGAGTTTACTGACTATGATTTTGAAGGATCAAGTTTAAGCATTTTATTGGATGTTTTGGCATACAATACTCACTATCAAGCATATTATTTAAATATGATTGCCAATGAGGCATTTTTGGATACAGCATTACTTCGTGATTCTGTAATTTCTCATGCTAAAGTTTTAGGTTACGTTCCGTATTCTCGTAAGGCACCAACTGCAAATATAAACTTTACAGTTTCATCAACATCGAATACTGCCGCCACATTAACTATACCAAAAGGATATCGTTTTTTATCGAATCAAATTGATGGAGTCAGTTATGGATTTGTTGTATTGGCCGAAACCACTGTAACTAAATCTAATACAAGTTTTTATTTTGAAAATCTTCCCATACATGAGGGTCAATTATCGTCTTATTCATATTTACATACACAAGCAACAAATCCTAAACAGGTATTTACTATACCTGACGATAGTGTAGACACTTCAACAATCACAGTTTCGGTGCAACCATCACCAACAAATACTGCATCCGAAATATACACTCTTGCATCAAATGCTTCCGAAGCGACCACAATTTCTCCAGTGTTTTACCTACAAGAGAATAGGGGAGGAAATTATGATATTTACTTTGGAAATGATATAATAGGTAAAAGTATTGCCGATGGTTCTGTTGTAACAATAAATTATCTGGTAACAAATGGAATTGTTGCAAACAGGGCAAATAATTTTGTCGCAACACTTAGATTGACCGATTCAATAGGAAATGTTTTATCTGGATTTACAATTGATCCAGTAGCAGAAGCATCTGGTGGTGCAGAACGTGAAACTGTTGATGAAATTAAATTTTCAGCACCATTACAATACACCACACAAAATCGTCTAGTTACATATAAGGATTACGAAACTTATATCAAGAAAAATTATCCTGCGGTAGATTCGGTATCGGTGTGGGGTGGTGAAGATGAAACCCCGCCAACTTATGGTCGTGTATATATTGCTCTAAAACCAAAACGAAATTACTATCTGTCTGATGTTGAAAAACAGAGAATTATAGATGAGATTATTGCACCTAAAGCAATTGTTACTGTACAGACAATTATTCGTGATCCAGAATTTTTGTATTTGTTAATTTCACCAACGGTCACATACGACCCAAACAAAACTATTTTAACTTCAGATCAATTGAAAAGTTCTATTCGTGGTGCAGTTTTAACATATAAAGAAACAAATTTAGACAAGTTTGATTCCAAATTTGTTTTATCAAAAGTTCAAGATGCCATAGATGCTACGGATTCAAATTCAATTGTTGGCTCAAAGGTAACCATTCGTGTACAGAAAAGATTTAAACCTATAACGTCACAATCAACGCCATATACAGTTTATTTTAATGTTCCACTTCGCCGTGGCACAATCAGTAACAAACTTTCATCTACTTTCTTTACCGTGGAAGATGCTGATGGTAAAGATCAAGTAGTACAGTTTGATGAAATTCCACAATCATTTTCGGGCATATCTGCAATCAGTGTGTCCAATCCAGGCCAAGGATACACAAGTTCGCCGACAATCACAATTACTGGTGATGGTACTGGTGCAAATGCTTCAGCAACTATCGTGAATGGCAAGATTCAAAATATTCAAGTTACTAACCGTGGTATCGATTACACTCGGGCGACTGTAACAATTTCTGGTGGCAATGGATATGGTGCAGCAGCAGAGGCGGTAATTGATGCTCGTACTGGTGAACTTAGAACCATCTATTATGATAATGCGGCACAACGACAGATTGTTGATTCTATTGCAGGAACAATTGATTATGATGCGGGTATAGTCAATATAAATGACATCTACATAAAGTCAGTATCTTCAACTGATGGATATATTCGTCTATCGGTAGAATCTGAAAAAGGCATTATCAGCACAACTAAAAGCACGATTGTTACTTTAGATGTGGACGACCCAACAGCAATTAGCACAACTTTAGAAACTGCATAATGGCATCAGTAGATTTAAAAACATCGATACTTGTTAGTCGTCAAATCCCAGAATTCGTCAGGGATGAATATCCCACATTTGTTACGTTTCTAGAAGCCTATTATGAGTTTCTTGAAGGCTCTGCCAATACTGGTATAACTTCAAATAATTTAGTATCGACTGCCAAATCACTTCGTGATATTCGTGATGTTGATTTATCATTGTCTGCATTTGAAACTAATTTTTACAATACATACGGATCATTAATACCACTTGATATTCAAACAAATAAAGCACTTTTATTTAAACATTTAGTACCTCTGTATAAAACAAAAGGTAGTGATGCCTCATTCAAATTATTGTTTCGATTGCTTTTTGGTGTTGACATTGATGTTCTTTTACCTAAGAATAATGTTTTAAAAGCCTCTAGCAGTAAATGGCAGATTGACAATAAACTTCGTATTAATCAAGATATTGCATCAATTTATACGGGTAATGGTGTAACCAAATCATTTACATTAGCACAGATTGTTGGACCTGATGATGTTAGTGTGTTTATAAATGGTGCTCTTCAAACAGCAACATTTTTCATCAACAAAGAATATCGCAAATTAAATTTTATATCTGCGCCTGCAAACAATTCAACTATTCGTGTTGTATATAATAACTTCGATACAACGCTATTAAACAACCGTGAAGTTACTGGTATTACGTCTGGCGCAAGTGCAATTATTGAACAAGCAAATCGCCGTATTATTTCAGACACATTAAATCTGGGTTTACCAGTTGAGTTGCTAATCAATACCAAATCTTTAGATGGCGATTTTCTTAATGGTGAATCTGTAACGATACCAATTATTAATCCTGATGATCCATACGGAAATACAATCAACATTCAAGCATCGACATTTTCGATTGTTAAAAAATTCAATGTAATTGATGGAGGTTTAAATTATCAAGTAGGCGATCCAGTTATAGTTGCTGGTGGCAATGCTTCAGTAAATTCTGTTGGTTCGGTGTCATCTATTTTTAGAGGTTTGATTGAAACAATTTCAGTCTTACGTGGTGGTGCCACGTTTGCAAATCTTTCACCTGTCGCAGTGTCTGGTAATGGTAATGTTACTCTGACCATTGTTGTTGATGGTATCGATCAATCTGGATTGAATGCCGCAAGTAGTTTTGTGGTATCAACTGATGTTGTTTCGCCATATGGATCAGTAGTTCTAAGTGCCGCAAATTATGGATTGGCAAATTCGATTGCACCGAATCCAAATCTAAACACTCGTATTGTTGATGTTCTTGGATTTCAGACAATACCTGTTGGTCCTATTACCAACGTAAAAGTTTTATTAACATCTGGTGCAACGCCAACCACACCAACACTTGATGCGTTTGGTGCGCCGTTTGGTCCTGCTAGTTCACTTCGTTCACCAAAAAGTTTAAGATCAGTTGGCCGTATTACCGTCAACAGTCCTGGTTCTGGTTATGTGATTGGAGATGAAGTTATATTTGGAGTCAATCCACCGGGAACCTATGGACAATTTGCTGCGGCTACAGTGGAAGCAATTACACTAGCGGGTGGTGTTGTGACGATTGGTATGGCAAACACTCGTTTGGTTGGCACCGCATCTATTACGGCAACATCAACCGCAGTTGGTGGAACGGGAACAAGATTTTTAACTGACTTGCGTATTGGCGACAAAATTGATATCAATAATGAGTCTCGAATTGTTTCGACCATTTCGGATGATATAACATTGTCGGTTACTTCCGCATTTACAAACTCGGCATCAAATAAACGAATTGGTGTATTTGGAAGACACCCTAAAGGTGGCATCAACTATACACAAAATAATTTTCCATCGGCAACTATATCTTCCGTTAGTGGTGTTGGTGCAAATATCGAAATTCATTCTCTTGTTTCAGATGGTGAGTCTTTACTTGCATCAGGTACGGGTCAACCTGGACAAATTCTATCGATTCAAGTATTGAATCCAGGTTCAGGTTATGAATACATTCCTATTGTAACTATTTCAGGTGGTTCTGGCACCGCAACCGCAAACGCAGAAATTGAACGTTCTTATTTGAGTTCACCTGGTCGCTGGACAACATCCGATTCTATTATATCATCAACAGAAAGAAAACTTGCTGGTCAAGATTACTACGTTGATTATTCATATGTTATATCTTCACAAATTGAATTCTATCGTTATAAACAAATATTAAAAGACTTATTGCATCCTGTTGGTTTTGTAAAATATGCAGATTTCAATAAATCAAACACAATTGATTTGACCGATGTAAGTGTGTCCACAGTGAACGTTGC